AACGTGCGTACGCACTTCTCAATGATACACTTGGTCTGCCAGACGAAGACTTTCACAAGTTCCTAGAGTACAAGGAAATGGCAGACAAGATTGATTTTATGAAAGAGGGTGAAACGAACTCTCACACCGGACTTGCACTCGCGTTAGCGCAGTCAGTGTTCAACGAAGGCATGTCTGTCTTCGCATCGTTTGTCATGCTACTGAACTTCCAGAGGTTCGGTAAGATGAAGGGTATGGCGACAATCGTAGAGTGGTCCATCCGTGATGAGACCATTCACGTACAAGGTAACTCAAAGTTGTTCCGTGAGTTTTGTGAGGAACATCCTCGCATCGTGAACGACGAACTCAAGTCAAAGATTTATTCTATGGCTGAGAATGCTGTCAGGTTGGAAGAGAAGTTCATTCAACTTGCATTTAAAGGTAACGATGTTCAAGGCCTAACAAAGAAAGAAGTCCGCGACTACATACGTCACATTGCTGACCGTCGTCTGCTTCAGTTAGGAATGAAGCCGTTATTCAACCAAAAGAAAAACCCATTGCCGTGGTTAGATTGGGTGCTCAATGGAGCATCACATGACAACTTCTTTGAAAAACGTGTAACAGAATACTCTGTTGCGGGTATGGAAGGTGAAGACTTCGGTTGGGAGGATATAGAATTAGAGGTAGCGTGATGGACACCGAATATACTATCGAGTGCCCGATTTGTGACATACACACTGTGGTACGTGTGCCATACGAGGATGAAATGCCTAGGCATTGTCCTATGTGTGGTGCAGATGTCGAATCGGAAATATCATCCGATGATGAATAACTTACCAGACCTATACATAGGTTCATGGATTGGTTATATGAAGACACCACATTTGAACCCGAAGATGGATTTCTTGAAGACTATCAGGGGTTTGTGTATCTGATTACTGAGCTCGACACGGGCATGAAGTATATCGGAAAAAAGTTTTTTTGGAAACCTAAAACACTGCCAGTGACTAAGACTCGAAAGCGTAAAGTAAAGACGCGAGTAGAGTCTGACTGGCCCAGGTACTACGGATCAAGCCAAGATCTAAAAGAGGCAGTCGCGCAACGCGGCGCCGATAACTACAAACGAGAAATCCTCAAGCTCTGCCGAACCAAAGGCGAGTGTTCCTACTACGAAGCAAAACTCCAGTTCGAGTACGACGTACTCCTGAGAGACGACTACTACAACGCGTTCATCGGTTGTAAAATCCACGCCAAACATCTCCCCCAATAAATGTGACAAATTACCACAAATAACTCTTGCGTCTTTTCGAAACATGTACTATAATGGTTACATAAAGTTGAGATAGAGAGTGAGATTGTAATGATTTTGATTGAAAACATTAATGAGTTTGTAGGTTCAATTCCTTCGGGCCACGAGATGGTCGTGTTCGAGAAAGGTGACGTTAGCACCGCTTTGTCGTTGTTTGGTTTTGACGAAGTCGGTATGTTTGACAACATGTTCAACAACCCCCAGTATGGGTTCATTAGTATTTCGGAGATTGTGTAATGGATGCAGTAGTAGGTAATCTTTATAACGAGTTGATGTGCCTCTGTGAGGTACGTGGGGAGTTGTCTCCCGAAGACAACGCACGTGTTGAGGCGCGTATTGCCTCGCTCCAAACCCAAATCGAGAAGCTGGAGAAGGCAGTATGAGTCCGTATAGAGATTTTGTTCGTCGCGAGAGAAACAAAGAACCAGAGATTAGTAATGGCGGTTTCGTTGCTTACTTGATTCTAGTTAGTATGGGTATGGCTCTTGGATTTATGATGGGTTATGGTTTACTCTATACTTGAGTGTGAAAATTAACATAAAAAAGTTTTAAAAAAGTGTTGACTTTCTTTCAAAAACGTGTATAATGGTATTTGTAAAGTGATGAGGAGATAAGTTATGTCAGGTTTTTATCAGTTGAACAATCAACCCTTTCAGCGGACAATGAAGTCTGGCGCGAGAGGTAACACTGCAATGGATGCGAAGTCCAATCAACACTTGAGTCGCTGGGTGAATCGCGATCTTCAACGCGCTGAGAACACTGGCGATTGGTCTGAACTTCTTGCGAAGGCTGAATCTCAGACTCGCCGCTTCCGTAACGATTTTTACGCCTAAATTTTTAGAGGTCTTTATTATGTCTAATTCAATCATTGTTGTTATCGCTACTCAGTTCCGTGAAAACTACGGCGCCCACGATTGGGACGGTGAGGGCTACTGCCCTCAACACTGGAAGTCCAAGGGTGGCGACACCTACTTCATCAACGCGTCGGCGGCTGATATCGCCAACACTCAGTGGTGGGTCGATGTTGAGCGATCTATTCAACACTCATCTGAGTACTCTGAGGAGTACATCATTTCTGAGTCGGTTGTCGATCTTATCGACTTCCGTGAGGAAGACCACATCGAGTTCTGGGAGTCCGCGATCTACGCGTCGGTAGACTTCGGTCAGTTGTACTGCGAGCAGAAGGCGCTCAACTTCGAAAACGAGGTTGTCGGTATTCGCCGCTGGGAACAGGACTCTATGGGTAAGGACGCGTGTTCGCTTACCAACCTTGACGAAGCTGTCCGTGAGGAGTGGCGTGTCAAGAAAGAGATGGGTATGTATGGTATCGATGAGCAATTCGATGAACTTGAGGCAATGATGGCATAAGGGGAGTTATGCATAATAATAAATTCAAAATAGTCCTAACGGACAAGAGGGGGTGCACGTTCAATGCGGCTTACTACAAGACCTTTGAACTTGCACAGAAACGATTTGAAAGTGTGGTGTATGACAAGTACTGGAAGAACAACACAATCCAGATAGTTGATGCCGTAATTGAGCCGATCGGACGTTTCTAAAAAATGTGTAAAATTAACATTAACTTTTTTTTAAAATGTGTTGACAGATGTTTTTAAATCGTGTTATAATTACCACGTAATTTGATGATCAAGAGAGAGATTTGATATGACTGACATTTTAGAAATCCACGCTGTTACTGAGTACTACCGATGTGCATTCCGACCCAACGATCCAGAAATGACCGTTGCCGAGGTCCTCGACTTCATCGAGTACATGCAGATGTTCTACTGCGGTGAAGACGCGATCTACCGTTACGACTTCACTATCGCTGAGATTTGCGGAGGTATGATCGACCGATTCAAGGGTCGTCCGTCTTTTGACTTTGACGGTGACAGCATCGACCGTGAGATTGTCCGTGACATGATCTTGGACGTTCGCGAACGAAAGGAGGCTGCGTAATGAGTCAAACCGACGTACAGTTAGAGCTTCTTGAACAGATGCTCCAGAACCACGATTGGTTCTATCACTTTTCTGACGACAATCGTTACTACGTGAAGGGACGCGATGAGTCCCAACGCATTCGTGTGACGATGGATCGTCTCGCTGAACTTGGTCTTGAAGCCGAGGCCAAAGAACTATTTGAAACCTATCGACCAGAGGATATTTAATTATGAGTTTGAATAACGTATTACAAATTGAGACATCAGCTACTGTTGGAAACTGCCCTTGGGGTATCGGTACTAACGTATCTAATGATTTGACTCCAGTGCAGATGATGGAGAAGGCGGGCGTCAACTGGGAAGTTGAGAAGGTACCTACCTATGCCGCGAAAGAGGGTGTTGATCTGATCCCTACTGGTATGGAAGCACTCGTGCGTTCGTCTGACAATAAAGTATTGACCCAAGTTGGTGGCAACTGGGAACCCTGTCAGAACCTTGAGGCGTTCACATTCTTCAACGAGTACTGCGCCGCTGGTGACATGGAGATGAACTCTGCGGGTTCACTCAAAGATGGCAAATTCGTCTACGCACTCGCGAAGATCAAGGAGTCGTTTGACGTGTTGAAGGGCGATCAAGTTGATTCATACCTTCTGTTCTCTAACCCACACGAGTACGGTAAGTCTATTGACATCCGATTCACACCGATCCGTGTGACTTGTATGAACACTCTGACACTTGCACTCAAGGGTTCTGCGAACAACGGTATCAAGGTGAACCACCGACGTGCGTTTGACCCACAGATGGTCAAGCAACACTTGGGTCTCGCACACGAGAAGTTCGACCAGTACAAAGAGATGGCGCAGTTCCTGTCTTCTAAGCAGTTCACCGCAGAGTCGTTGATCAACTACTACAACACTTTGTTCCCATCACAGGCTCCTGCTCACGAGGTACTTGCATATAAAGATCTCGCACCCAACGCGAAGAAGGCGTTCGAGTTGTTAGAGACGCAACCAGGCGCTGAGTTCGGCCGTGGTTCATGGTGGCAAGCATTCAACTCTGTGACCTACTTGACAGACCACGTTGCGGGTCGTACTGCTGACGGTCGTATGACTTCTGCATGGTACGGTGCCAATGGTGTCAAGAAGAAGAAGGCTGCAGAACTCGCAGTCGAGATGGCAGTCGCTGCGTGAACGTAGATCTGTTACTGGCACGACTCGAGGAGAGACTGAGAGAAGTAAAACACTTTCAGTCTCAAATCGACATTGTCAATCAAGAAACTTTAGTGAGTACCAGAATAAGTACTCGTAAAACTTCTTGGATGTTGTGTGAAGGTGAGATCAATGGTCTCTCTCAATCTATTGAACTGATAAAGGAAATGAATGATGTACAACCAACTGATTGAAACAACGGACTGGGGCGGTGCAGCTTCCAACTACATATATTATGCATCTGAACGCAATACCTATCTACACGGATACCAAAAAGAGTTAGGTGGTAAGTTCATTCCATTTAAGTCGCGACTCTTTTCAACCAAGGGTCGTACATTTATTAAGAAAAAAGTAGATAGGTTGCCCGAATGATACCAAAAATAATTCACCAGATATGGTTGGGAGATCAGTCTAAGAGACCAGTCGAGTTGATGGATTCTATTAGACTCATGAATCCTGATTGGGAATATCGCCTTTGGACCGATGACAATCTACCCGAAGACTTAACTCTAAGAAGTCGGATAGATGCGATACCCGATTATGAAATGCCTGCCAAGGCAGATCTATTGCGGTATGAGTTGTTGTACAAGTTTGGAGGAGTTTATATCGATGCAGATAGTGAAGCTATCAGTCCTTTTACTGAAGACCTATTAGAAAATGATAGTTTTGCTTGTTGGGAAAATGAATATGTAATCTGTGGTTGGATTACAAACGCATATATTGGGGCAATTAAAGGCAACTACTTGATGCGTAAATTAGTTGAGAAATTTCACAATATGTCTATGGAAGAGTTTTCGTCGATGCAACTTCTTAGTGCAGCAACGATTACAGGCCCTGCTGCACTAACCCATATGATAACAAGTATGCAGTATACCTATACGCGAATCTACCCTAGTCACTATTTTTTACCGGAACATTATGTTGGCGTTATTCAACCGACTAGGTATCCCACATATACTCGGCATAAATTTGGAAGCACTCCATATTCGACATATGATTATTAGAAACTGTTGGTAAAAATATAGAATTAAGACTCTTCTGTTTATAAATAATTATAGACAAAGGAGAGAGTCTAATGCGCACTTTATATACAGCGGCACTTAGTGCCTTGCTGTGCTCTTTGGTCTGGATTGGTGGCACAGCTAAGATACAAGATGAATATATAAAAGTGTTAGATCAGAAGAACAATCGCATCGCTCAATTAGAGAGAAAGGTTGGTCAAGATCGCAATACAATCATTAGGTATGATATCGGACTAAGACAGTTCTTGTTTGCATGTACTACGAAACAAGAAATTCTCATTGAGAGAAAACGTTATGTCTGTTATCCAATTGAGAAGGCATAAGATATGAACACCATTCGTAAAGAAGTCTTTGAGATCTTTGAGGAGTACAAGAAAGCTGACTCTCGTGAAGATCGATTAGATGTATTGAAAAAATACACAGAAAACTGCGCCCTTCGGGATATTTTACGCGGAACGTTTGACGATTCCTTGACGTTTAATCTGCCCGAAGGTCGTCCCCCCTTTACCCCAAACAAAGCTAAATCTACACCGTCTACTCTTTTGAGACAACACAAGGAGTTTGGTTGGTTTGTAGAAGGCGGTCGAGGCGATACGCTTCCCGCATACAAACGAGAGAATAAATTTATTCAGCTTCTAGAATCCGTTCACGCGGAGGATGCTGAGTATGTTTTAAAAATGGTGGCAAAGAAACCACCTGTCCGTTACATCACTAAGAAAATTGTACAGGAGGCATTTCCAAATTTGATCCGCGAGTAATCTTTTCGACAATTAAACTATAATCTAAGGAGAATCCTATGTCGAGACAAGAAGAAAAGTTGAACAAAGATATTAACGAACTTCAGAGGTTCGTTCACGATGCAAGGCGACAATCGCTATACTCTCAAGGTAATTTAACGTATTATCAAACGAGACTGTATTGCAATTCGTCCGATCAACAACTTTCTCGATAGGAGGTGACTATCTCTTCAGGTGCATGTGTGAGACCCCTGTCGTAGTGACTGAAAAAAATTTGGAATGTATAAATAATGCCTCAGTATGAATTCAAAAATATAGAAACCGGAGAGATCGCGGAAGTGACTCTCCGGATTTCTGAGTATGATGATTGGAAAGCAGACCATCCACAATGGGTTAGATATCACTCATCTGGATCTGCTCCTAAAATTGTTTCTGGAGTCAAGTCAGCAATGACTATGGCTGGAAAGGATTGGGAGAATCATTTAAAAACCATCAAAAAACACTCCGGTAAGGATAATACAATAAATGTTTAAGTGGTTAAATTTCTCAAAGCAAGTTAAAGACGACGCAGGCCCAGATCCCGAAGATATCTCTGTAGATAATGCCTACAAGACTCGATGGATTTGGTACCATACTATTTTGGCATTAGAATTGTTGATGACTAATATTTTACTATGTGCAATTCTCGTAACGCTTGCAATCAAACTTTAATTGGAGTATAATACAACATGAATCGTAATGCTGTATTTGAACAACTAAAGATTGACGAAGGAGTCGTCTATGAGATTTACCTCGACCATCTCAACTATCCCACGTTCGGTGTTGGACATCTCATCACAGAGAGTGACCCCGAGCATGGATACCCAATCGGAACTAAAGTATCCGAAGAAAGAGTCGCCGAAGCTTTCGAATCCGACCTTAACACCGCACTCGCAGAATGCGCTGTGTTATACGGAAACGGGTGGCATAAGTTTCCAGACGAAGTCAAGCAGATACTGGTTAATATGATGTTCAACCTTGGGCGACCACGGTTGTCCAAGTTCAAGAAGATGCAGGCAGCTCTATATAGAGATGACTGGGAAACTGCGGCCGCTGAAGGTCGTGATTCATTATGGTACCGTCAAGTAAGCAATCGTGCTGAACGACTTATGACGAGGTTAGAAAATGTCCCGAAACGCCATCTTTCAATATATGATTGTTACGGAGGCGGTCGATAAACGAGGCCGCATCGGAGATTGGAATCGTTCTGATCTCTACCAAGAAGTTGCACGAATTTCTCGCGAGTCTTTTGAAGACTATGCCGATAAAATAGGCGCAACTCACTTCTATTCAGACGAACGTGTCGTTACCAAAGGACACGGTTGTTCTACCTCTCTACTACACGAGTGCGCTCGTGTCTGGCTAGATCCTATCTTTGATGACTATGACAATCTGTTGTTCGCAGATACAGACATCGTGGTCAATACCGAAGAAAACATATTTGACGTAATGGAGTCTGGTGCCGATGTCTACGGTGTCCTAGAATCAGACTTTGTTACTGCATCGGGTGGTGGGTACAACTCGTGGGATTACAAAGATTCTACCTACAGAGATTTCTGTCGTAAGTTCGAGATGCATGACTGTCCCATTGTCCCTGTAATGCCGCCTAACAAACCTTCTAAACTAATGATTATGAATACAGGGGTCGTTCTCTGGACGCGTGAGGCGCGCCTACGTGCGCGTGAGGAGTTTATGAACTGGGAAGACTGGTGTTACTCCGGCGATTTCCACATGTCCATCATGAACGATCAACCCTACATCTCATCTCAGTTGATGAAACACGACTTTGATGTCGAGACCATCGACCAAACGTGGAATGACAGCCCGCACTACGCATCCGAAGAAGAGTTCTTTGAGAAGGCGAAGTTCTGTCACTACACCGGAGGTGAATGGAAGCTGGACATGTTGCAGCACTGGAATGACAAGCGATATAAGACACAGTAAATATTTACATTTATTGAAAATAAGTGTTGACAGACACTTTTATCTGCGTTATAATTGTTTTTGAAATGTGAAAGGAGTAGTAGTATGAGAGCGAGTCAACAATTAGTAGAAGATTTAGTTCGTCACTATGTGTATCAATCTCCAACAGGGGCAGCCGACTGGGGCGGCATTCAACTTGCCTTGCAAGACTATGGGTACACCCCAAGCCAAGTGTACGAGATTCTAAATGATGTACGACAAGGTGGAACTGGAATTGTTCAGTTCCTAACGGAGGCGTAATGCGAGATAAGGTTATATTGGTAGACTGTGACGGAGTACTACTTGATTGGGTGTACTCATTCCAACAGTGGATGAAACGTCATAACTATATGATCAAGAACCCAGATGTATATGACGTTGGCGTTATGTACGGTCTGGAACGCAACGAGAAACGACGACTCTGTCGTATGTTCAACGAGAGTGCGACGATCCGCAAGGTTCCGCCTCTACGAGACGCAATGAAGTATGTACGTAAGTTACACGAAGAGCACGGTTACGTATTCCACGCGATCACGTCTCTGAGTAACGACGAATACGCACAACACCTGCGCACTAAGAATCTCCAAGAGTTGTTCGGCCCAACAGTATTCGAGAAGTATGTGTATCTTGATACCGGCGCGGACAAAGATGAAGAGCTAGAATTCTACCGCGACACAGGATGTCTGTGGGTAGAGGACAAGGTAGAGAATGCCGTCGCTGGTGCGAAGGTAGGTCTGGAGTCTATAGTTATGTCGCACGGGTACAATCAGGACAGCGAGTTCCCATTGATGCGTAATTGGAAAGACATATATAACTACGTAATTGGAGAATAACCCGCTCAAGGTAGCATGTTGGGGGACTTCGGTCCCCCTTTTTTATAGGTGAAAAATGAGATACGTAGGTTACAGCGAATTCTATCACGACGCAGGCTTAGCGATCATCAATGAAGATGGCGTTGTAGAATTTGCTACGCACGGAGAACGATACTCCAAAAAGAAAAACGACGCTAACATACCCGATGTATTATGGGATATGATAAATGATGATGACCATGTGTCTTTCTATGAAGACCATGTCGTTAAGTTTGATATACGTGGCGGAGTGGAAGGTACAGCTAGAAACCCAGAAAGCATTAGATTTTCTGAAGCGTTTGAACAGTTCCCCTATCCAGAAGCGTCAGTCTACGACGCACATCATCTACATCACGAGTCGCACTGCGCTTCTGCGTTCTACACGCGTCCGTGGGATTCATCTGAAGATACTGTCCTAGTCTCTATCGATGGTGTTGGTGAGTTGCAGACCGCCTGCATCATGGACCACAAGTTCAATTTAATCAAAGAGTGGCACTACCCTAAGTCGGTCGGTCTTGCATATACAATGGTCACCAAGTTCTTGGGACTACGTCCCCTTGAAGACGAATATGTCGTAATGGGGCTGTCTGCTTATCACGACACCGATGAAAGGTCTATGGAACTCACTAATTGGTTGATCAATTGGTATGACAACCTAGAAGACATCGCACCAGAAGTTGCAATGGGTGTTGCGGTCGGTGGTTATGAGTCTAAACGTGAACAAGATAGACTGCAGTTTCGTAAAGAATACCAGAGACGCGTTCTTTCGGTAGAAGATAAAGTTGCGGCACGTGCGGTCCAAGACTTTGCAGACTACGCGATCATGGGTATAATGCGCGAGGCGTCTAAATATGGTAAGAAGTTGTGTTACTCTGGGGGGTGCGCACAGAACGTCGTAATCAACTCGCGTTTGTTTGAGTTGTTTGACGAAGTGCACATTGCAGTATCACCAACGGACGCTGGTTCAGGTCTAGGTACTGCCGCACGTTCATGGGCAAAAGCAACAGGTAAAGATAAACTTATTTGGAGTCCATATGCGGGATATGATATTACCAATCCTATTGATCCCAGTGCTGTCGTTGACCATCTACTTGAACATAAGTATTGTGGCATTGCTAATGGAAGGGCTGAGTTTGGCCCTAGAGCTCTTGGCAACCGATCTCTTATCGCTGATGTAAGATTCGACGTACAGGACACGGTCAATACAATCAAACGGCGGCAGAAGTATCGTCCGTTTGCCCCTGCCATTCTGGAAGAGTATGCAGAAGAATACTTCGACGGCCCAATGAACGAACACATGCAATTTACTTCGTGGGCGAAGCATGACTATGCACCCGTCACACACGTGGACGGTACTGCACGAGTACAGATTGTGCGTAAGGATTGCGAATCGGTGTTCCGTAAGGTTATTGAAGAATATTATGATCGTACCGGCGTGCCAATGTTACTAAATACTAGTTTAAACATACGTGGTCGACCAATGGTCAACGACGAACACGATGCAGAACTATGGCAACAAAAATACGACGTAAAGGTCTTCTAATGAAACATCTGAAAGAGATTGAACTGGGTTACTTTGAACATCTACGAAGGGCTTGGACAATCTCTTTTGTTTCTTTTGTACACGGTTTGTGCCCTTGGATCTGGGAAACAAAAGCTAAAGAACTGATCAACGGTGATCCGAAAGATTTCAAGGCAAAGTGATGGAAGAAGAATTTATCTGCCCAGACGATCTGGTCTGTATGGACATCGACACATGGAATGGCATAGTTGAAGAATACGACCTCGCTATGGATATGACAGAAGTTTCTAAAACAAGCGATGTACAGGCAGTTGTAGACCTTTCTTGGCAGCTGTTATTCCTCACCCCGTGGGAGTTGATCTACATCGGTCTGCCGATGAGTGTACTTGCGTTTTATGGTCTTTCAATATATGCCATATATAAATGGATACAAAAAAGGTTTAGCTAAATGACAGAAGAAGCAGCAGTACCAGTAGTAGAGAAAAAGAAACTGCAAGTAGAGATTGAGTTAGATACAACTCAGAAGGCGCCGGAATATAATAAATTCGAGTCCCTACTACAATTCGCAGACGTAATTGATGCATACAGATTATTCCCTCGTGCATTCATTGGTACTTATCTGTACCTGCTCATACAGACAACTCAGTGGTTTATGTCTCTACCAGAGCCTAACGCGTCACAGGCAGGTCTTATCTCTGTCGTAGTCGGTGCGGGGGCTGCATGGTTTGGTCTGTACACGTCTACAGGTTCAGCACGTAAAGTCAAGAGTATTAAGACGAATTAATGAAACCGTCCGAGCTCGTTACCTGGCGCGGTACCCCAGGCGTCGGTGATTTTATGTGGGCACTCAATGCCTGCCATCGTTACGCGGCTGATCATAATGTCCGAAAGATCAATCTAGAACTTCATTGGGAACACGGACCAGACTATCTTCATCACTTCGAAGATCCTGAGACGATCATCGAACGATGTGACTACATCCACAACTTCTACCACCAACAAGATCGCGTAGAGATACATCACATCTTTAACGCGAACGGCCGATACCGTGATTGGAAGTTTGACGATGATGTTGTTTTGGAGTCGAATGGTGAACGTAGAATAGCAGCTATAAACTCTCACGGGCCCAAGAATAGGTTCTGGTTTCAATCAGGATACTACAAAGACGATCGGGGATCCCCTGCGCCGAACAACGATTGGATCTTTCGGCAAGATGCGTTTCAAGAGTACGCCCCCAAACGTATCGTGTTCTGGCGGCCGACATGGAACGCAGAGAAACCTCGCACATGGAAACGGTTGTTCGATAACGAAGACTGGGAACAGTTGATTATACACTTCAAGGCGATGGGGTTCGAGTTACACGAACTATCGTATCGTACACCAGCATCTGAAGCAATGCACCTTATCTCTACTGCACGGATGGTGATTTGTTACGACGGGATTTGGCACTATGTCGCGAAGAACTTTGCAAGACCTCTCGCCGTAATCAGTGGTGAAGGCGTGACTAAATACCATACACCTAATGCGCTTAGGTTGAACCCTGAGACGCACTATGACGATCGTAACGTTTGGTGGTGGTTAGAACATACAGGTGATCTATTAGGTCACGCAAAGAATAAAGCAGTTGACTATGAGAATAGGATGAATCAATACTATGGAAATGACTAGAGAAACATTTCAAATTGACCGTGCCGTGATTGAGGTAGCGGGGGGATGTAACTACTCGTGTTCTATGTGTCCACAAGATCTACGTGAGGGCGGCCGCCACAAAGGGTTTCGGCGCATCATGAAAGTGGATGAGTTTGAGAAGTACGTCGCTGACTGCGCACAGTATGGCCTGAACGTAGTCAACTTAGATGGGTCAGGCGAGGCGACGATGGCTAAGAACTTGCCTGAGTATATTAAGATATGTAAGAAGTATGGCGCAAAGGCGTTCATCTTCTCTAACGGATTTAAAATGGAAGGTCAGTACATGCGCGACTG